GTGGCCTATGTCCCACTCATGCAGGACGGCGTCGACCGCCGCCTGCTGATAGGGACGAAGCTCAATGCCCACGATTAAAAGGCTCCTTGAGTCCACTCTTTACCCGATTCTTCCTTGTCGTAGAACCGGTCAACGTTCGGGTAAGTCTTTCCGTTATATTCCCGAAGCTTAATCTTAAAGCGACCTGTCGCTCCGAGGACTTCGTTCCAACGGATCGTGAATTTGTCATCACCCTTTTTCATGTGTCCGATGGCACGGGCAAATCCGGTAAGCTGCCATTGTGATTTACTGTGTAAGAAGAGGTTCTGCTTAATGCGACCTTTTTGACCGTTTACGTTTACTTCGTAAGTGATTTTGGCTTCATTGCAAGCGGGCATCTTTTCGCTTCCTTCAAAGTAACCACGTTCGAAGTTTGTAATCTTAAAGTCATAATCTCCTGCAGGTATGTCGACAAACTCGTTTTCCACTGCTTCAATTTCTTCATCCCAACTAAATGCTCTTTCTTCTGCCATGATTGTTATCCTCCTTATTATTAAAACGGTACATTTTCATCTCGGTTTGCTTCTACTGCCTGGGCTACAGTATCGAATGCGGCAATTAAGCAACCGTCTATAAATTCTTTCGGGTAGTCCTTAATTCTCATATCAGCCGGGAAGTACCCTTTACTTCCTACAACGGCTTGTATTTCGGCTTCCGTAATATTGCGTGCTTCCATAAGCTTCTTCAGGTCTTTCGGGATCCCGTCATCTTCCTTAGCCTTCTTTTTAGGCTCGGTTTTTACAACAGGCTCTTCTTTAGGAGGTTCTTCTTTCGGGGGAGCTTTCACTTCCTCAACGGGTTTTTCTTCAACTTGCGATTTTTGAATATTTTGGGGTATGCAATTTTCAATTTGAGCAAATTCGAAGGGCAAGCACTCCTTTAAGCCGTGTCGGTTTTTTGCGTCCCAATTCGGATGATGACTCGTATACATCACACGCTGGCCGCCTGATACTCGAACCTTTTTACTGTTACTGTCCTTGCTATCGACCTTCAAGACTTCTTCTTTGTAGTTGGCAAAAAGGAGCATATCTGCCCACTCCTTGACCATATCGGAGATTTTCTGACTGGCTGCCTTGTTGAGCTTGAGTTCGTACCGATCGTACGGAGGTTGATCAGGCCGTTCAAACTTACGAACCATGGCGTGAGCTGTAAGAACCACGTTCATGCCGCTTTCAATTAAATCCTGGAGCTTATTAAGCAGCCGTCCGAATTCTTCCTTCTCATATACATACCCTTTGCCGTATCCGATATCTTCAATGCCGCTTACCTGATACTTAGAACAAATATGCTGTACGCAAAGCTGTTCTGCCCAGTCGATTGTGTCGATGACTAAGGTTGTAAATCCCTGGTGGTCTTTCGTAAGCTCTTGGACATATTCCATAAGTACCGCCCAGGACGTCGGACGCTCTAATCTCGCCACATCCATATGGGCTGTACTTGCCTCTGTATCGATGAATAAGGGCTTAGGGAAGTGAGCGGCAAATGTACTCTTGCCGATTCCTTCAGGACCATATACAACGACTTTCTGATACCGTTCTTGCTTTCCTGTTATTATATTCATAGCTACCTCCTTTAGAATTTACCGGCTTCCCATTTCTTGTTTTCTACCGGCTGCGGTGTCGAGTCTTTAATGTAACCGTCTTCGATAATGATGCTGCAGCTGTCATCCGTTCCGACTCTTGTAGCAATAACCTGGAGTCCTTCATTGGTGAGCCATTCTGAGAACTCTTTAAGTGTTTCCTGATCCATTTGTTCAAGCTTGTCCATAAGGACGAAGCCGCATTCAGGGTTAAGCTTACGAATAATCGCCGTAGCTACCATAAGCTGTTCAGCTCCCGACATGCCGTCCCATTGCTGACCTTTATAGATGAGTTCGCCGTCCTTTACACCAAGCTCCGGCAAAGGCAAATCTGCCTTATTGAGTAGTTCATTTTTGGCTTCTTTAACGGCCTCAATTTCTGCTGTCAGCCCGTTGTATTCAGCCGATAACTCTTCGGCTTCGGCCTGGGCTTTTTCCTTTTCCTGGTTAGCACGGACCTTACGATTGATATCATCGACCTGAGCGATATGGGTCTCCAGTTCTTCGGTACTTTCATCGACAAGCTCGGCTACTGTCTTTTGAGCTGTTTCCATATCGGCTAACAGCGACTCTTGTTTAGCCTGGGCTTCTTCAAGAGACTCTTTAAGCTGAGCAATCTGGGCGATAAGCGTTTCGTGTTCTTCCGTCATCTTAGTTAGCTGTTCACGCTTACGTTGATTCTCGCCGTTCTGAGCTAATATTTCTTGCTGTTGCTTAATTAAGTCCGAGGCACTGACCGGCTCTGTAGGAGCGTCGGGATAATACTCAAGCTCATCGGCGTAGGACTTCTTCTGCTTAGCGATACGCCCGATTTCAAGGCGTCGGTTATATCGCTGTGCTTCTTTGGCGTCTAATTCCGCCAATTCGTCACCAATCCCGATAATCTGCAGTAACGTATTGGCCTTGTCTTTCGAGTTCATACCCATGAACTTCGGTAAGTCTAGTGCCAGTTTCTCGATGAAGCTATCCAAGAGTTTTTGTCCGGCTTTCTCGCCAGTCGGGTCAATAACCTTGAGGGAGCTTTTCGCTCCCTTTCGTTCGACGATAAGACCGTTGGAAAGTTCGATATGAATCTCAGGCGGGATTGTGCTGCTGTCTCTTGCCGCATTGGACGGCTTGAATTTATCGCCGCCTAAAGCCCAGGCTATGGCATCTAATACGGACGTTTTACCTTGGCCGTTACGACCGCCGATGACGGTAAGGCCATTTTGGGCTAATTCCATTTGTACGGCTTTTACTCTCTTTACGTTCTCAATGGCTAAGCTGTTAATTTTAACTGTCATGTGATATACTCCTTTTAATTGAAAATTTAATTTTTAATTGTTTTGGCCGTCTTCTGTTGCCGCAGATGGCGGCCATTTCCTATGCACTCATCGGGAATACAGTAATCCCGATTCGGGCAACTCTCGCAATTCATGAAAAGCCTCCTTTAAAGAAGTGCTAACAATACGATTAAAAAGTAAATGGCCGTCAGCGTAAGTGCCGCTTTCAGTCCTTCCTTGACGTAATAGCCGATGCCGTGACTTCGAATTACACGAGTCGGCGCGTTTTGGATTTCATAGTATCGTTGGTTGATCCAATCAGGCGGACTTTGTAATGTAGCAGCCTTCATCATTACATCCCTCTCTTTCTAATGATTAACTCGAAGTGAAACGACATAAGAACGTTACCGGCACGCCGAATGTAATTTTTCCATGTATCCCCGAACGTTACGATAAGCACCGCTGTTTCTCGCTCTGACAGGCGTTTACCGTCGATAATACTGTGGCACGCCGCCAGTGTGGAATCGACGATTTCTTGAGGTCTAAAGTGCCTTGTTACTTGGATACCTTCCACATCCGCAGTTGTGTAAATAACCGTCATCATGTGGTTTATCATTTGGTCTGCATTCATTGTTACGCTCCTTTTCGTATCTCAATCCATACACACGCCAGTACAACGGCGGTCACGATTACACACGTTGCGATTTCAAGCTCAATCATCGGTATCGTTCCCCCTGTCTCATTTCAGCCTGTTTCCGCAGCCAGTCATTAAAGGCCTCTGTATGGATAAGACGCTTTCCGCCTCGCTGTCCGATTTTAAAGCTCGGAAAATCAATGCTGTTCGCCGATTGGCGAATCTGTTCATCACTTACAGAAGCCGCCTCGGCAGCCTCTTCGACCGTCATGCATAATTTCATTGCCATTCTCCTTTCTTAGTAATGCTCAACGTGGAACATTAGCTCCTCGTGAGTTTTTTCCGAGTCGTCAAGTGTCAGCTCGTCGGCTCTTTTTCTGTGGACAAATTCCATAGCTTTAACGATGCATTGCCATTCGTACCAGGGAAGCTTTTCAGCTTCTCGTAAAATGATTTCTGCCGGACTCATTTCCTATTTCCCCTTTCTTTTTGTTAAGGTCCCATATTTAAATTGTTATATCCGTGGTATGCTGTAAAAAATACCCTTAAGGAGTTGACCATATGAAACGTGACCTTGATTTTATTCGTGAACTGTTGTTATTCATTGAAGAATCAAATTCAGCTAATATCCCGCCAAACGAATTTCTTCAATTAACCGATGATTTCGACAAAATTTGCTATCACCTTCACCTTCTTTATGAATCCGGTTATATAGAGGCTTATGACATCACTTGCATAGGGTATGAATACCCTCAATATCAAGTACGATGGCTAACAAACGAAGGTTGTGACTACTTAGACGCTGTTCGCTCTAATTCTGTTTGGGATAAGACTAAAGACTTCTTAACCTCAACAGGCTCTTCCGCAGCTCTAGATACGGTTAAAGCGATAGCCGGTAAAATCACAATGTCGCTTCTTGAATCTTCGCTTCTTCGATAATCAATCGATCGAGCATCTCCCCTACTCGGATATAACCATCAATCAAGACCTTAGGAGTTGATGCTCCCATCCTAGATATGTCTACTAATTGATTGTTAATCTGCAAAAGCTTTGCCATCCGCTGTTTACTCAATTTGCGGGTGGCTTCTTTTTCGTTCATCTTCTTCCCTCCTTGTTTGCGGTTGTTGTTTTTTTGATTATTAATCAACAATTTGAGCAAAAAAAATTGCATTCCTATCCTCGGGAGAAAGATTTAATGCCTTACTAAGACAAGTAATTTCCGAACACCGGAAATCATTCTTTCCATTTAGCTTATTGTAAAATCCTTGATGAGTTAAGCCGCAAGCTTCTGCTAATGCGTAAATCTTAATCCCAGATTTGTTGATTCGATTCTTTAAAAGCTCGTAATTGATCATCTTTACACCTCCTCTCAATGTTGATTTAAAATTTACAATTACATAATAGCATTCATGATTCTATCTTGTCAACAAAATTTTCCTATTTTGTAAATTTTTGTTGATTATTTGAAACGGTTTGCTATAATTCCCCCATCTTACTTTAAAATTTTTTGAATTTCATCCAGTTGTTCATCGGTTAACTCAGAGAACTGTCTAGCCAACTTTAGAACCATGTTTTTCCGTTCTTCACTAACCGCCGATAATTCAATTGTTACATTGG